CAACCTGTCCCTGCAGCCTGTTCTGCGTTGCTGCATCCACCTCGCCATCCGCAACCGCTTTCTTCAAGTAGGCTGCCGCTTCCGTGCTGCGGTCAGTGGTCAGCATGTCATCCACGATGTGTGTCGTCAGCTTCGACGTCTCCGCCAGCCGGCGCATCTTCGCCTGCTCCGAATCGGCTGGGATGCCGCGCAACTGCATCGACTGATCGACGCGGTTCAGCATGACGCCCTTCATCGCGTTGAACTGCGGCGTTCCCGGTCCCGCGTTGAACGCGTCACGTTGCGCACTGGCGATGCCTTCCTCAGTCTCGCCGATGGCGAATACCTTGGCCTGTTGCGCAGCATGCATGTCGATGTTCGTCATCGCCGCGGTCGTGCGAGCATCTGCCGCGCGCGCGAAGGTCTGCCGCTGGTAGGTGGTGTCGAGCGTGTTGGCGATCGAGTCCTGCGTTTGCTTCAGGTTGTCGAGCACGTCCTTGCGCTTGTTGACCGCATCCTGCCCAAGCAGATTTAGGTAGCCGGTCTGCGGATCATGCAGCGCCTTCTCGTGCGCCGCGGCAAGTGCGTTGTCAGCCTGCTGCACACGCGCGTGATCGATGGTGGCCTGGATGCGGCTTGCCGCCACGCCAGCATCCTGCAACGAACCGCCGAGTTGCTGCAGTTCCTGTCCGGTCTGATCCTTGAACGGCACGACGTCGGCGCCAGACGAGAACGGTTGCGTCTGCGATGCATCGAGCGGCACGGAAGGCATGCGCAGCGCCATCAGTAGCCTCCTCCGCCGCCGCCAACGCCCATACGCGGCGACCATTGGCTGGCGACTTGGCTGGCGCCGCCAAGGAGACTGGTGCCAGCGGCCATCCACGGGTTGATGCTGCGAGCAGTTCTACGCATGTTGGTAGCCGAGACGCGGTCGAGCGCCGCCTGGTTGCCGTAGCTGACCGCGCGCATGCGAGCCTGTCCAGCAGCGCGCGCCGCGTTGACGTTGATCGTCAAGGCATCGATCTGGTTGCTGAGTTCCTCGGATGCCGTGACCTCGGCCGCGCTGCCGACGCCGAGTTGTGTGCCGCTGGCACCGATGCGGGCTCGAGTCGCTCCCTCCTCCTGACCGGCGAGCAGCGAACGGCGCCCTGCCTCGCGTTGCCCAGCCTCGATGGCGGTCTGCGCGTCGAGTTCCGCAGACCTGGCGTTCAGGTTGGCGATCGACGCCTCGTATTCGGCTGTCAGCGCGCCACTCTTCAACTGCGACTGTTGGCTCTTGGCGCTGTAGAAGCTGCCAATGGCGCCGGTGATCGCGCCGAAGATGCCGAGGATGCCGGCGGCTGAGCCGAAGCCGCCACCGCCAGCAGCGCCGTAGCCGCCGGCCAACGAAGCAGATGGCCCCTGCATCTCGCCGGGCGATGTCGGATAGAGACCGGCGCTAGTCGGCGGTCCTTGGAAGTCTCCACCAAATAGGCTCATGATCCGAGGCTCGCCTCCAAGACGATGCCGACGATGTGCAGCGGCAGCGGGTCCTGGTTGCGGATGAACAGTTGCCCGTAGTCGCTCCAGTTGCCTTCAATGTTGACGAGAGCGTCGCCGTTGTGCAGCCCAGGAAGGTCGAACTGCATCGCGTGATAGTCGTCGGTCAGGCCGGTAGGCGAGTGGTCGAAACCCGACGACTGCACCATGCGCAGCCACACGCGGCTGATGTTCTTGGTGCGCCCCTGACCTGCTGCAGTGTCGCCAACGAGGAACGGCATCGTCTGGATCTCAGCACTGTATGGCAGGCCAACGTTGACGTGGATACTTGGCGAGGACAGCACCACGCCAATGCCTTGGCTGTTCTGCGCAACCACCTGCTGGTTGTTGACCACGCCTTCGTTGAGGATGCTGACCGTCTTGCCGACGATGTGGTCCAGCAGGACGATCTTCTTGCGCGCCCAAGCCCACTGCGTCCCTGTCAACGGGAACGGCAATGCGATGTTGAGTTGGCCTGTTGCCGTCTGCCAGTCGCGCACCGTGATGATCGTCGCGCGATAGGTTCCGGTCGTGTCGCAGAGCTGATCGCCAAGGTCGCCGGCAACGCCGACACTCGTTCCGGCCGTGCTGCATGCCAAGGCGACGCCGGCGAAGGCATTGGCGGCAGATGAGGCAAGCCTGATGTTGCCGCCATCGATCTTGATGACGTAGTAGACCGTCGCGAACGCGAGGCCGGTCGGCGCGGTGCCGGTGCCGGCCGGACCGTTGCCAGCGAGCGTCGTCGGGTCGCCCGTCAGGAACGTGTGCGCAACCGCGAAGTTGGCCGGCGTGCCTGGAGTCACCACAACCGCCTTCACGCCGAACACGGGACCGCCAGCGGCTGCGATATTGACGATTGTGTTGGCAGCGATCGGGTAGTCGCCGGGGAACACGTAGCCGCTACTCGGCACCGTGATGGTGACGCCGGTTACGTTGGTGCCGTCGAACAACAGGCCAGCGTCAACGTTGAAGCAGTCGCGCGTGGTCACGTAGTTCTGGATGCCCATGCGCTCGATGTAGCGCACCATCACGCTGTTGACCGTCCGCTGCACCACGACGTATAGCCTGTCCTCGTTGCCCTCGCTGACCACGCAACACGACTCGAACAGCCCGTCGGTGTCGTGGCGTGACCACGCGCCAACCTGTTCGTCAGGCACGTAGGTCAGGCTCAACAGCCAGCCATTGCTGCTGACGAACCAGAGCAGCGGCAGCGGCGATTTGCTGTAGGCACTGTCGATGATCGAGCGACTGTCGAACAGGTGAAAGGCACGCAACGACAGGTCGCCAGTGGTGTAGCCCTGCGCCTGCCAGGTGTAGCCCATCTCACGGATGTGGTTGCTGCGGTTGGCGACGAAGACCACCGAGTTGTTGACCATCTGCGGCGTGACCGTCGTGCAGCCGATGTAGCTCTGCGGGCGCGCCACGAAGTCGCTAGGCGTCAGAACGTCGTTGATCGACGATGTGACCCGGAACTCGCCTCCTGACGTCAACAGCACGAGGTTGTTCAGCGGCACGACATGCCGGATGGTGACCACCTCTCGAGCCGCGATGCGCCGGTAGATGCGGTCGGTGTCCTGGACCGGGATCGAGTAGGTGAGGTTGTTCTCGGTGCCGCTGCGTGTCAGCCAGATGTCCTGCGGATGCGCGGCGGTAGCTGCCAGCACACGCCGCCCCTCGAAGTAGCCAACCGCGGACGGGTAGTCAGTGCCGGCAAGCGACGTGTCCGCAATCGGCGGAGTCAGGTTCAACGCCGGCCCGATGTTGTTGTCCGTGAACGTCAGCACCGCGCCATCGGTCTGGCCGATGAACCCATAGATGCCGGTCTGCTGCTTGTAGAGCTTGAACCGCACCGCGCCAGCGTAGGCGTTCCAGGTAAGCACATTGAATGACCCGGTCACCGCGAGGTTGTTGGTCACGGTCACCGGCGACGACGCGACCGACTCCTCATTGTTCGGCCCGACGACGGTCAGCACGTAGGTCTGCGTCTGCGCCGTGGCTAGGTTGACGTTGCGCACGCGGCCAGTGTTGGCCGTGTAGGTGCCGGCGTGGATCGTGATGCGGTAGCCGTCGGTGGTGCGGAGCTTGAAGATCGGCGACGCGCCGCCGGTGTATGAATCGATGATCGCCTGTCCACTGAACGGGCCGCCAGCCGAACCCTGCAACGGATAGGTCGAGTTGCTGATACTGTTCGCCTCGAAAGTGAACGTGCCATTGCCAACCAACGCATCCAGGTAGACCTCATCGCCAACGAGCCAACCAGGGTCCGAGTTGAGCGTGAACGTTGACTGTGTCGGCGTGCTGCCGGTGATGGTGCTGACGGACAGCGCGTCGCCGACCGTTGCAGCGCCAGCAAGTCCAGTCGGTGCCGCAATCGGCGTCAGCGGCGCGGGTGAGAAACTCCAGTTCGTCGCGCTGAGCCGCCGCAACTCACCAAGCGGATAGTTCGGGTGCGCGAACGACATCACGTCCGCCGACTGCGTGTAGGTGATGTCGAACAGGTAGGCCCATTGGTAGGCGTTCGGAATCTCGTAGATGAACGAACCGGCGCCGTTCGACGACAGGGCATACCAGTAGGTCGCGTTCGGCGGCGTGTGGCCGATGTGCGCCAAGATGCACACGTAGGCAACGCCGATGTTGGTCACGGCGTCGCCGAGTCCGTATGGCCGATGGCCAGTGATCGTCGGCGTGCCGTTGGTCAGGATGTCGATTGGCGCCCCGCTGAGCGTGCGCGAGATCTGAATGGTGTTCGCGTCGATGACGATGGCGTAGTAGGTCACGCCAGCCGTGATGTTGCCGCCGGTCGCCGTCGGCATCGTGCCGGTGGTCGTGAATTGCACCGGGTCATTCGTCGACAGGCTATGCGCCGTCCAGGCGATCTTCTCCGTCGTGCTGTCAAATGTGACCGTGGCCGACGCGACGTATTGCGTCGTGGTCGCGAGCAACGTGGCGCCGAACGAATGGAACCGGAAGTATCCGCCGCCAATCTCGACGCACAGTTGCTGCGTCGCGCTGTAGGCGAAGGTCACGACGCGCGTGGTCTTGAGCGCCGCTGCACCGGCATCGCGCACCGCGCGCACGAACTGCATCCCAGGACGGCTTACAACAGGCCCGTTCGGCTTGACCAGGACATTGCGCAACTTCGCGGCGCCAGGCGCATACTTGGCGTCGTCCACGCGCGAGAACATCTCTTCAGCGAGTTCTCCGCCGTAGAAACCGCGCAGGAGCGTCTTGGTCTGGGCCATGATCTATCGACCGTCGATCCACGACACCGACTGCCGCGGCCGCACCTGCCGAGCCGCCGAATCGCCATCCTTCGCTTGCGCCAAGAACTGCATCGCGGTCTGACCGCATAGTTGCGCCATCTTCGCGCCTTCGGTGCCCTTGATGAGCGCGCCTGCGAGTTGACCGGCTAGATACCACGTCAGCGCTTCGATCAGCGTCGGACCGAAGAAGTTCACGTCGGTCACGTAGGCCGTGTAGCGCAGCACGGCACTCTCGAGGTTGGTGTAGAGCACCAATGCGCCGGTGCTGTCCTGCTCGATGGCGTAGTCGACTGGCACGTATTGCGTCGCCTGCGCCGCGGAGAACGCCGTCGGCAGACTTCCGTTCAGGTCAACCCAAGTTGACGGCTGCGCGTAGTCATCGGCCGCGGTCGACGGAATCACTGCGATGATGTCGAGAAAGTCATCGGGCAACTCGTAGGCGAACTGATAGGACGATGCCTCGCTGCTGGTGGCGGTCAGCACCAGGACCGCGCGCTTGGTGGCGAATGACCACAGATGCAATTCGCTGATCGTGTTGCGAGCCAGAGGCAGGAACTTCGCGCAGAGCTTGGCCTCCGTGGTGTCGTCTGGTGGCGAAATGCTGGTGATCTTGGCCTGATGCCCAAGACGCGACAGTGCGAGGTTGCAGATGTCTGTGTCACTGACCACGTTCCTGCCTCCTACCCTGATGTTATAAACGAAGCTGTTCGTCACGAAGAAATCCGCCCAGTTGCGCGCGGTCAACAAGACCCCGCCGATGCGCACGTTGTGCCAGTCGTTGTCGTGCGGCGTGTTGAACTGGTCGAGACCAATGACCCGGCTCAGAACAGTCGGCGTCGACTCAATGGTGATGTTGCGGAATGCGTTGCGTGCGACCTGACCGAGCTTGTGTCCGACCGTTCCATACGGATAGTCATGGTTCTCGATGTCCCATACCGGCTTGTTTACCGGCCCGTAGATGTAGAGCCCGTCGATGGTCACGTCGAAGTGACCGTCTGGAGCATCAACTCCAGTCACATCGTCGTTCGACCAGAACTTGAGCATCGAATCGTTCAGCGCAGCATCACCGTTGCCTGCGCTGTATTTGCCGAACGGCACCATCTTGCTGTTGACGATCTTGCAGTAGTGCGTTCCAGTAATATCGTCAGCCGACCAGAAACCAGCGTTCAATTCAGAGCCGTTGATGGTCGCGATGAGCGTGTCTGTGACGACTCGGCGGCGGAACGAATCCGGGTCATGGATAGCGTCGTCGGCCACATCGACCAAGCAGTGGTCAATGATCGTGTTGTCGACAGTTGTGCCAAGACTGATGTCCGGCGCGGTATGGATCCCATCGCAGTTTCCTCTCCAAGGACTCAGCACCGTCACGTCATAGACGTGCGTCACTCCCAGGAACGTGCCATACCATGGTGCGATGAAAATGGTCAGGTCGCGCAGGAAGTTCTGCGATGAGAGATACGAGCTACCACCTCGATCGTCGTATCCTAGGACCATCGTGTATTGGACCTGCGCGCTGAAGTTCGGCAGAGCCTCCACGAACTCATTCGTCGCGAACTCGCCAGACAGGATGCCTGGGCCTTGCGCCAGGAGGTTGTTCTGTCCTCGCCAATCTAGATTGCCTACGACGTAGGCCCCGTAGTCCAGGTAGATGCCGGCGGTTGACGACATCAGCCAGAGCAGTGATGGCAGCGCGTAAACGCCAGCTGGAAAGTAGATTGTCTGTGCGGCATTGACCTGTGCCTGTGCGGCAAATGTGACCGCTCCGCCTGGAATCGAGGTCTTCAGATTGTTGGCCGAGATGTTCAGGCGATCTTTGCGGTTGCCGTTGACGCAGATGATCGCCTTGGAGCGCACAGGCATCGTCACCGTCAGTGTCGTTCCGGTGATGACGGCAGTCACGGCCTGCACCGAATAGATCGTGGCGCTGGTGATCGGCCCGGAAAGCAGCGTGACAACGACGGTCGAGATGGCATCAGAGCCGTAGGTGAAGCACGCCGATTCCATCGTGTCGCCAGCGTTCGCAACGCTGCTGTTGATGTTCGTTGTCCGCGAATGGCCGAACACGAACGCCGGCGAACCACCAACCGTGACAGACCACTTCGCGCTGCCCTTCTGCAGAGGCTTCACAGTGTAGGCGTCGCCGACACCAACAGGAGACGGCAACGGGTTAGATGGCCAGGTGAAGTTGGCCGAGGTGTTGGTCTCGATCACCCGCGACAGACCATTGTTGGCGCCGCTGGTGAAAGTGATCGTTGATCCGACCCATCCGGTAGCCAGCACGTCGTTGCCGCCACCGCGGTGACCGAGCACGGTGGTCGAACTGCCGCCGCCGCCGCCATTCGTGCCGTTGATGCCGTTCCAGACCTCGAGTGTCACGGCAACGGCCTCCTAACTTGGTCAGACGGTGCTTGGCGCTTCCACGGTCTTCGGCTTGGGCTTCGGCCCAGGCTTATTGCGCTGCTTGGGCGCGACGGTCTCGGCAGCCGGCACCGGATCGCCTGGGAACACGATTGCACCAGTGGCGGCCGGGGGCGCCACCGCAGGAGCCGGCGCCTTGGATGCGGCAGCGGCCGCCTGTTCCCTCGCCTTCTGCTCGGCAGCATCGACGCCCGCGAGATACTGCGGAACCTGCTCGGCCGGCATGTCGGCCGGCACGAGGTAGGGCGGCAATGGCAGCGCGCCCTTCCAGTCGAAGACCGAGCCCTCGCGGTAGTAGGCCCCGTCCTCTTCCCGGTAGTCGTCGAGCTTCTTGCGCTTGACGTAGGGGATCGTGGGGTCGTTGACGAAACAGTCTTCGAGGGCTCGGACTCTCATGGGTTCAGCTGCTTGAGTCGTAGGTTGGGGTGCTGGTGCCATACATGCGCGGACCGCAATCAGCAGCCAGCATCGGCAGGATGTCGATGGTGAAGGCTGGCGACGTGGTGATCTGCGCGGCTGTGACGCTGCCCGGCATGACGAGCAGGTAGTAGACGGACAGGAACCGCCTCGGATGCGGCATGGTCTGAATGCCAGTGGAGACCGTCTTGCCGCTCACTGGCGACGTGTCGGCGGCCGATGCCAAGCGACCAGTCACCGGATCCACGAATGCCGTCATCGGCATCAGCGGGATGTTGATGCGCATGCCAGGACGCGGCGTAGTGCCGTTGTTCAACAGACTCGGCGTGGCTCCGTAGCCAAGCGAGTTGCCGAGCAACGGTCCGGCGCCGACGACCTCGGTGGTCGCGCTGACGAAGGTGCTCGGGTCCTGCAGGTCGGAGACCACGAGGATCTGCAAGTAGGCAGCCGTCTGGCTAAGCGCCAACTGGCTGCCGCCGAAGAACACCGACGCCATGAGTGGCCCACCGGCCCCAAGATCGCGAGCGATCGAGAGGTCGATGGTGTTCGTTCCGACCTGGAGCGCGCTGCCCGCGGTCGTCGCGCTGCCACCGCCGGTCGTCAAGACCTGGGCGTTGGCAATGCGGTTCAGGTTGTCGTAGATCGCCATTGGTTAGACCAACGACCCAGCAAAGCCGCTGGTGTATGCCTTCCGGCTATCGACGTCCTGGGTCTGGATGTCGCCAAGCAGGCTGATCGAGCCGCCACCAAACGAGGTGGCCACGAAGTTCGCCCACACGTAACGCGCACCGATCGGCCCAGGGCTGCCGGTGACGCCAGCGGTCGGGCTACTGGTGATCGGCAACGACTGCGGCCTCGCGCACAGATCGACCACGATCTGCGGACCGACATAGCCGCCAGTGGAGCCGCCAGGATTGAACGGGCAGGCCAAGGTGCCGGCCGTCTGCGCGGCGTCGTTCCATGCCACGACGATCGCGCCGCTGGTGCCAAGCAACCAAGTGATCTGGTTGATGGTCGGCGTGGTGGTGGTGACCGACGTCATCACCGCCACGGTGTTGGCAACGAACGGCGAGCCGGAGGCAAGCGCCGCGGCCGCCGCAATCGCCTGCGCGTAGGTGCGCGAGAGGCCAACCTGCGTGGCGCTGAACACCACGGCGTAGTATGGCGAACTCACCTGCAGGGTGCCGGTCGAGCCACCGAACATGGCGCCGACTGGCGCAGTGATCGTGCCCGACATGTAGATCGGCTGGCCGTTGGCGATGTTCGCCGAAGAGGCCACGGTGAGCACGACCGTCAGAGCCTGCCCGTTGATCGTGGCAACCGTCACGCCGGTGACCGCCACCGTTGGCGCGGTGTATGGGCCGGGGCCAACGCTGCCGATGATCTGGCACTCCAGCGTGCTCGTCAGCGCGGTCATGCCGGCCGTCGAAAGAGCGGTCGGCGTGAACACAGCATAGATGTCGTTGCCGGCGTCGAGATCACGCACGACGGACAGATCGACGATGTTCGTCGAGACCGCGGTCGCCGTGATCGCCTGGGCCACAGCCGGATTGGCCACAGTGCCAGCGAGGCGAAGTCCACTATCGATAATCATGTGTGGTCTCCGTTAGACGATGCGGGCTTCGTTGTTGACGATCGCGTCCACCTGACGGATCGGGTAACCGAGGAAGGTCAGCCAGGTGTCCGGTCGGCCGAACTGCGTCATGCCCTGCTGCACCGCCAGAACGTTCTGGGCCTTGTCCATCGCAGCAATCGCGAGACCGCTGTGCGCCGTGCGGTTCAGGTAGAACGCGCACTTGCCGGCATTCCGGAACGGGATGCGGTAGAGCAAGCGCAGCATGAGCCGCAGGATGCTGGTCGAGGCGGTCAACGCCTGCGTGCCGGTCACACCGAGCAAGTCAGGAATGTTGATGTTGGCAATGCGGCCAGCGCAGCGCCAATCCTTGATCGCGAGCCCGGCCTTCCACTGCCAGCGGCTCACGTAGGCTTGCATCTTCAGGGTGCCAGTGCCGGCCGAGCCAGCGTCCGTGTGCACCGTCTGGATGCCGAGATCTTCATGCAGAAGACCAGCCATCGAGCCCATGGGGAACGGGCAGTAGACGAACTCATCGCCCCAGCAGACGAGGTAGATCGACGTCAGGTTGCCGGTCGTGCCGCCGGCATCGAGGATGTTCTGCGCGTTCGGCGCCGACAGCGAGCTGTAGCGCGGCGCAAGACCAGTGAAGCTCGCGGCGTTGACCGCGGTGTTGCCGTAGAACAAGGCTGTAGTCATCGCCTGATTCATGGCCTCGCGGAACGCCATGTCTTCCGAGGTGCGGAAGGCGCCAGGATCGCCCTTCACCGCATCCACGTCGATCTCGTTGCGCGTCTCGAAGATCGCGCAGCTTTCCACGATCTGCGCCGTGGTCGACTTGCCGGGCGCGACGCCCTGGTTGACCAATCGGTTGCTCACGCCGGGGAATGACGTGCGCACGGTGACCTGATCGCCGAAAGGCAGGTTGCCTTCCTTGAACACGGCGTCGGTCAAGACCTCGTTCGTCTGGTTCAGCAGCTCGGCGATTCGCGCCGGCTTGCCGTTGGGATCTGAGCGCTTGGTGATGTCGCCAATCGTCAGGTTGGTTGCGGAGAGAGTCGCCATGTGTGGTTACTTGCCGTCGCCGTAGAAGAGTTCTTGGTCCGTCCGAGGCCCTTTGCCGCCCTTCGGCGCATCGCCTGGCACGAAGCCGTCAACACTGAGGTCCTTGCCTGCGAGGTAGAACCAACGGAACACTTCCCGCCGGTTCTCCAGTCGCGTGACCCTCAGCAGCTTCTGCAGCTCGGGCGAGGCATACTTGTCGAATGCCTTCTTGGCGATCGCACGGCTTTCCGCGAACTTGGTCCCACCAAACTCGGGGTCTGCCTGCGTCTCCTTTGCCCATTCCTCGCCGTCTCGATGGAGTTGCGCGGCCGACGACTCGTGCAGAGTCTTGGCCAACGTGGCGAGGTGTTGCTGCGCGGCTTCCTGCGGCAGATTGAGCGCCTTGGCGATCTCGCCCCACTTGCCCGACACTGCGGGGTCGTAGGACAGGCCCTCGGGGGCCTTGAAGTCTTCATACTTCTCCGGCGCGCCCTGGGGCTTGCCGGCGACTTCGCCATTCTTCTCGGCTGGCTTGCCCGCTTCCGCGGGGGCCTTCCCTGCCTTCGGATCCGCGGTCTGCGGAGTTGGCGCCGTCAACAGGTCTGTCGACGGTGCGCTGGTCGGCGCTGGCTGGCCTTCAGTTTTGTTTTCGGCTGGCGTCAGCACTGCTACTTCTGACATCTGCCCTCTCTTTCAGCATGAGGTGGTATCCGTCTGGGCTTGCCATCGCGATCTCGCCAAGAGCCCACAACCCGAAGTCGCGCTTGCCTTTGTTGAAGGCTTCCTGCAACGCATTGGCTGTGAACTCAGAGCGGAACACTTCGGCTCGCTCGAGCAGCCGCCACACGATGCGACGGCCTCTCTCGCTGCCCATGAGCCACATCAAGTCGGCCGCGTCGTTGTCCTCGGTCACCTTGCGGCGTTTGGCCTTCTCGGCCTTGCCGGCTCGCGCCGGACCGTGGAGATCGACAGGTTCAACCTGATCGCTCACGGGGGCGGACGCTAGAGACGTCGAAACCGGATATCCCCCCCGACGCTACGCATCTCCACGGCCGCGAATGCCGAAGCTGCGACCCATCGAGACGGACTGTTCCAACTTCGCGTGGCCACCGGTGACACCGCCTGCGATGGGCACGTCAACCGGCAGGTTGCCAAGGGCCGACATGCCGTAACCTTGGCGGCAATAGGAGATCAACGGCTCCGCCATGTAGCGCGCGTCCCACGAGCCGAACCGATTTCCGGCTGCCGCGGTCATGAACGCCGCGACGTTGGCACCAAGGCCAACCGAACCGGCGTAGTCGCCGCCGCGCCTCTCCGTGTAGCTCGGCGCCGCTGGCAGGTAGATCGACGTGAGGTCGTTCATCTGCGAACGCATCGACGCAAAACTGGCGTCTCCGCCGGCGTAGAACACGCCGGTTGTCGCGCCAGCCGCATCCACCGAGAAGTATGAATTGCCTGCGATGACCTGCGTGCCACCGGCCCACGCACCGGACGAGCCGATGCAGTTCTGCTGGTTGAGTCGCGCCGTCACCCAGATCGTGCAGTTGACGATCCCGAGATTGTCAATGCTCATCGGGTTCGGGAACTGGATGCCACGGTTCTTCCAGATCAGAACGCTGTCGCTGATCTTGACGCCGTTCGCCACCGTGCCAAGGATGTCGAGGCCGCCGGCGTAGAAGTCGAGCCCCTCAAGAGCATGCCCGTTTGCCAGATGGCCAGTGACCGAGATGCTGTTGCAGGTATGACCGCTGGTGCCGAGGTAGCCGATCATCCCACCGCTGTATTGGATGATGTCGAGTGGCGACGCGCCGTCGTTGAAGTTGTCCTTGACGTCGATGTCGAGGCCGCCAACACCAGTCGAGTTCCATCCGCCGACCGTGAAGCCGATCGAACACTTGACCATGTAGTTGCGGTAGAACTTGCCAGCCGACCGACACATGAGGTCGGAGCCGTAGGCGACGTTGCCGTAGGCGGTGACGTTGGTGCAGGTGTCCTGGATATACCAGCCATGACGGAACTGCGACGGTGTGCCGCCCTCAGCGACGATGTAGGTCGTGTTCGCCGCCGGGATGCCGTCGCCGAGTTGGTTGAACGAATCGCCGGTCCCGGAGGCACCGGCAAGCGTGATCGTGTTCGCCGTGTTCGACGCGATGATGCGCCCGAACGTCTGCCCAGTCACCCACAGCATGCGGCCGGCGTAGGCGTTGACCGTCCATGTCTTGCCACTGGCGTCGGTGAGCACGTTGCTGGTGTAGGTCGTGCTGGCGCCGCCGCTGGCAATCGCGCCGACGTTCATGGCTGGCGAGGTCTCGTCGAATCCGCAGTGATCCAGGATGTTCTGCCACAGCGTGAGGCCATCGCACGAATCGAACAGCGCGCCGCTCGGATTCTGGCCGGTGCCGTGCGCCCAAGTGCGCTGGATCACGTTGCGATGCAGCACGCAGTTCTGCCAGCGACCGTTCTGGTTCTGCGACTGCTGGGTCAGACCGAAATACCACTGCTTGATCTTGCAGCCCTGCACGTAGAACGTGCCGCCACTGCCGCCAACGCCTTGCTCGGCCACGATCTGAATGGCGCTGACGTCGTTCGCTGCTCGAGCCGCCACATTGCAACTGAAGTCGAGATGCTCGATGGCAAAGAGCATCTTGTTGGCGGTGCCGCCGGTTGCCTGGAAGTTGAACGCTGGCACCGTCGGCGACGTGCTGCCATCGATGATCGGCCTCGCCACCGAACGCTGCCCGTAGGCACCGAACACCGAGTAGGTCGTGAAGGTGACTGCGTTCGGATGGTAGTCGGCAAGCTGCTGCGTGATCGTGCGCCCGCGCTCGTAGAACACGCAGTCGCCGGGCAGCCAGTTGCCATGCGCGCCGCTCGCCACGCCGCTGGCCCACGTCAGGCATGGTTGCCCTGGGTCGGTGCCGGGGTTGGCGTCGCTGCCTGGCGGTGTCGCCGCCGCATCGCTGACGAAGATCGCCTTGGCCGAGGCACCCATCGGGATGCGGTAGAAGTTGTCAGGGGCCAAGAATGGCGCACCGCACGCGAACGCCTCGTCAGCCGTCGACACCGTGCCATCGATGTCGGTGATCCGATACCAATACGGCGTCCCGTTGCCGTTGGTCACCACGTCATCGTATGCCTTGTTGGTGTTCGCGTAGGTGGCCTGCAGCGTCACCAAGCCAACCGAGAAGTCCGCGGTCAACGCCCGCTGAATCTGGATGGTGCCGTTTGCCGTGGTCACACGCCACCGCAAGCAAACGCGGCCATCGCTCGGAATGGTGTGCAGCTTGGCAAGGGTCATGAACGCACCATGCTCCTACGTTCCGGCAACTTGAGGGCGAGCCTCGCCGCGGTCGCGAGCAGTTGGTCGCGCGTCTGTTCCCGGTTCAGAATCGCCGCGTGCATCTCCGCGGCAGCCTCATCGCTACGCGCGTTGTCCCACTTGGCGTCGGCAATCAGCATCTCCGTGTGTCGTAGGAAACGCACCAGCCGCGCCTTCGTCGCTTTCAGGCGCGCCAGCAACGCCTCCATCTCTTCCACCTTCGTCGGATCCATCGCGTGCAGTTCTGCGCGCGTGGTCGCAATCTCGACGGTGATGTCGTCACGGGCCGCCTCTGAGAGATACCTGAGCCGTTCCACTGCTAGAGCGCGTTCAGTGCGGTGACCGCAGCCTGCAGCCTCGTGATGACGTCCTGCGCCTGAGCCGGCGAAAGCCCAGTGGCGAGTTGTGCAGTCAGGTCGTCGATGGTCGCCTGCAGCGTCGCCGCCTGCTGGCGGGCGCTGCTGATGACCGTGGAAAGTCGCGTGGTCGCGACGTCGAGAGAGGCCAGTGCGGCCGTGATGTCGTCGGAAAGTGCCATGAGTCTCCTTGTGAGTTGTTCGAGTCGTTGCGCCTGTCGTTTGCGGCCGAACATTCAAGCCGGCGTGGATGGTGGAGTGGTTGGGGTCGGATCAGGCTGCGTGTTCTGGTGGATCTCGACAACCTTGTTCTTGATGCCGATAGCGACAGGCACGCCGAGGACGATCAAGAGCAGATTCAGGCCGACGGTGCCGAGTCCCACCCAGTCGATGGACTTCGCGTCCTTCGTGATCGCCTCAACGGCGATGTCGTGCTGCGCCGGCGTGATCTGGCCACGATCGCGGGCGGCATCGAGTTCCGCGATCATCTGCGTGCGTTGTTCGGGAGTCGTCTTCGCCTGGAACATGGCACACGACGGCAGGCAGAGCACGATGAGACACGCCCACACGGCGGTCACGGTGCGCAGGAACGATCGGTAGGGACGCGGTGGCTTCTTTTTCTTCACAGGGTGGTCCTCGAGAAAGTTGCTGACTGGGAACTGGTGATGTCCATGAACTTGGCGCTTTCCGGCACATGCACTGTGTGCTGCGTCGTGCCGCCTTGGACGAACTGCCAACTGGTGCCGCTGCCATCGATGACGTTGCCGTTGGCGTCCTTGAACGTCGCGGTGCAGCCCATCGGGAACGTGACGCCGACGCTGTTGCTCAGCGTGATCGTGCAATCGAGGCCGGCAACTGGCGGGTCAGGAAAGCAAGTGAAGCGAATTGGCATCAGCGGCTCCCTTCGTGGATGAGGTCAAGAACCTTGCGCGCCATGAGGCTCGTCGTCAGCGCGCTGCCGGCGCCAGCCGACTTGCGGAGCACCTCGATGGTCTTCAGAGTCTCAGCGCCTGAGTGACTGATGGCGAACTCTGGATTGACGCCGTTACGGATCTCCTCTCGCATCTCGGAGTAGCTCAGTTCGCGGCAGCCATCCCATGCCACAGCACCGATGGCGCCACAGCAGACACCGAGTCCGGCCAGCACAGGCCATGTCCGCACAGCTCGGCGCACGACGTCAGTAGCCAGCGTGACCACCATCAGCAAGGCCGTGGCCCAGCCAACGAGCATCACCGCGCGGCCCGAGATGCCTTGGCCTTGGACCATCAGAGCACCCTCGATGACATGTCGAAGATGACCGCCAGGACGCCGCGTGTGCCGCTCAGCGAACCGCGCACCAGCCAGATGTTGACCGGAAGCGAACTGCCGTCCTTCCTGCGCGCGACCAGCGGTTTGCCACCAGCCATCAGTTCGCCCTTTGGGTCGGTCGTCAACCGAGCACGGTTCGCAGGATGGCGCTCGCGCACAGTCTCTGGCACCAGCAGGTCGACGCACATATCGCGCAGTTCGTTGTATTCCGTGTAGCCGAACAGCCGTTCAGCCGCCGCGTTGTGCCACAGGATGGTGCCTGGTGCCGCGCCATCCACGAACAGCATCGGCAGCCGGTCAATCGCCATGCGCGCCACATCGTTGTCGAAGATCATCGTGCTTGCCTCCCACGAGGACTGTTCACGCGCTCGAGCAACTGCACCTTGTCGACCAAGGCAGCGTTGAGATCCGCTGTCAATTTGTGCCGCTCGCGTTCCTGCCGCGTGATC